GCATGCCGCATTGGCTGTTTTGATCAACCGTGTTGCTAACTTGATCGCCCAACGTACACGTCGTGGCGCTGGTAACTACGCTGTTGTATCTAGTGCCGCATTGACAGTGTTGCAGTCTGCAACTACTTCTGCCTTTGCACGTACTACAGAAGGTACTTTTGAAGCTCCTACAAACACCAAGTTTGTTGGTACATTGAACGGCGCTATGCGTGTGTTTGTTGACTCTTATGCATCTGACACAACACCTGTGTTGGTTGGATACAAAGGTTCTTCAGAAGCTGACGCTCCTGCATTCTACTGCCCATACATTCCATTGATGAGTAGTGGTGTTGTTCTGGATCCATCAACATTCGAACCAGTCGTGTCATTCATGACACGTTATGGTTACATCGAACTGACTAACACTGCATCATCTTTCGGTAATGCTGGTGACTATGTCGGAGAGATTGCTGTTTCCAACTTGTCTTTCTCCTAATCAGAGATTGCAACCAAACAAAAACCCGCTTCGGCGGGTTTTTTAATGATCGTAAGTTTGTTAAACTTTAAACCAACTCAGGTACTGTGACACTTTCTTGGTAACACTGGTCCAATCGCCCATGGCAGGTTGACGGAATAGTCTAGCAGTTGAATACCAAGGTGAGTCATCGCGATTCAACAACCAACGCCAGTCTACTGCAAACCAGTTGAGCATGATCCAAGTGGGTCTTCCCAACGCACCCGCCAAGTGAGCAATAGCAGTATCCACACTTAGTACCACATCTAAATGCACAAGCAATGCGGCTGTGTCTGCAAAACTATTAATACTACCTGGATACATTGTTACACCAGCTGCCTCTAGTTCTGCCACTTCTTCAGGTGTTGCATCAATCTGCAAATTGATCCACTCATAGGTGGGATTTGATCGGATCATGGCCAGCATATCCGCAAACGGCATACCTTTGTGAGTGTTGAGCCAGGCATCTCTACGGCCGCTCCAGGCAAATCCTACACGCATACGCTTCTTGGGCCCAAGTTTCTGTTGCCATTGCTGTTGCAGTTGTTGGTCAGCATTGAGATAGTTAACAGGCTTAGGCAAATTGGCCAATGTTACTCCTAGCACACCAGGAATACTCATGATAGGAATCCAGTAGTCAAAGTCAGAGACTGAAAAGTCGTAACCCGACACACGTTTAATAATTGCACTTGATGTCAACATTGGCACAAGACCATCTGTTACCTGCAGAATAATTTCTGCTCCCAACACATGTAGGTTGTACAGAAATCTCACAAACTGAATGTTATCTCCGTGTCCTTGCTCGCCCATCACAAGAATAGTCTTGCCCTTGAGATCCTGCCCGGTCCAACGTGGTTGTGGAAATTTAGGTAATGTACCAGCTAGATGTTCGTAATCCCATCGAACTTCGTATCCAGGCCATCCTTCAGCACAGTTTCCGCTGAGTAACTGCGCCACAGCCAAATTAAATTTTGAAGTTACATTATTAGGATCCAGTTGAATGGCACGACGTAAAAACGGAATAGCAGCCTCTGGTTCGCCTACTTCTCGAAGTACATTACCGTAGTTGTTGAATGCAGATGCTAGTCGACGATCTTGACTAAAAGCCAGTGCGTAACATTGTAAAGCAGCTTCTGGTTGATTGTCAGCACGATGTTGATTGCCTTGTTCAATGAGATATTGTGGGTCCATACAGTATTTACAGCATAAACTGTGTTGGTTTTAATTTTACACTGGCCATAAATACTTGTCAACACAATTAGGTGTTTTATGCTGAGATTAATACCCACAGCGTAGCGGCTAGAACCCGCATCGGGCTTCTATAAGGAGAAAACAAATGGGACGTCCTCTTAAAATCAAAAAAACCACAACCACTGACATTGGTTTCAATGCCATTGTCAGTTTGACAAATCCAGTGTATCCAGATACTTTGTCAGGCACAGAATTTATTGGAGTTGTTGGTGGCGCTAATGCCAGTGTTGCCACATCAACATATCCGGTAGTCAAGGCACGTGCTTTTATCACCGGCGCTGGTGCCGAAGATGATGCATATATTATTACACAAAAAGGTACAATCAAATACCAAGTGGCCACAGTAACTGCGGTCAATGATGAAGACATGGTAGTGGGTCAAGCATATCGTATTCTGAGTGTGGGCACAACTGATTGGGCAGCTTGCGGCGCCAGCGATTCAAATGCAGCCGTTGGTGATGTATTCACTGCAACCGCAGCAGGTGCAGGCACAGGTACTGTGCAAAACGTAGGTACTTGTATTTTGGCCAACCAAGCTGATACTGCACTCACAGCAGGCAACATGAACATCACTTTCAGCACAGGTGATTCTACTGCTCAGTTAATTTCACGCTTGACCAACAAGTTTGCACTAGACTATGCAACACCTCCAAACCGATATCTGGTCAATTTCTTCACAGACGAAGGCACAGAAATCAAGTCAGGTACCAGCGGCTCTGCTAACGTTTCAGGACAACAAAATATTCTGGATCTGGCTATTGTAGAAAAATTTACGTCTTAATTTTGTTCTATCCTCTTATCCCCTCAGATAATTACTGGGGGATTTTTTATGAGCAGAGCATTTGTGCTGGGCAATGGTGTTAGCCGACAAGATGTAGATCTAAACAATTTAAAACATTTTGGGCCAATCTACGGGTGTAATGCTTTGTACAGGGACTTTACTCCCACAGCACTAATCAGCACAGACAAGCCCATTAGTGAGCGCATACAAGATTCAGGATATGCAAAAAACAATCGTTTTTACACTCGCCGTCCTGTGCCCGGATCAGGTGCTCTACCAGTTCCACAAAAATATTTTGGATACAGTTCAGGACCAATTGCTGCCAGTATTGCCGCAATAGATGGTGCTAGAGTAATATACCTAATAGGGTTTGATATGGGTCCAGCAAACAATCATTTCAACAATGTGTACGCCAATACAGAATTTTACAAAAAAAGTTCAGCAGTACCAACATTTACTGGAAATTGGATCACACCATGTCAGAGTTCTTAAACCGTATAAATAACACAAAGGAACTCTAAATGGCTACCTACAAGCGTGTCAGCGGCGATTACACAATTCAAACTCTTGGTGCAAACACTGTAACTATCGGCAGTGCCCTGGCAAATACCTCGGTTGACATGGTAGTTGATGGTAACCTAACAGTAACCGGTTCTACCAGTATTGGTAACGTTAGTGTTACCAAAATTTTCACGGGTAATTCCAACGTTGATACATCAATCGCAGGCGGCAATGTCACCATTGGAGTTTACGGTGTATCAAATGTAGCAGTGTTTGCCCCCACTGGATCTTACGTAACAGGATTGCAATCCGCAACTGGCAACGTTATTGGTGGAAACATTAACACTGGTGGTGTAGTCAGTTCAACCGGTAATGTTGTTGGGGGCAATATCAACACAGCTGGTGTAGTCAGTTCAACCGGCAACATTGTTGCAACTGCCAACGTAACTGGTGGCAACTTGCGCACAGCTGGACAAGTAACAGCAACTGGTAATGTCATCGGCGGAAATATTTTAACAGCTGGAAATGTCAGTGCCACGGGTAATGTATTGGCTAGTAATGTTGTTACATCTGGAACCGTGATTAATTCTGGAGTAAGCACTTCGGGAAATGTCACAGGTGCTTTTGTATCTGCTACTGGCAATGTGGTGGGTGGTAATATCACAACTGCTGGTAATGTTGTTACTGTTGGTATTGTTGGAACAGGAAATATCTCTACCACAGGTAATATCAGTGCCGGCAATATTAATTTGGTTGGATCAGGAAATTACACTGGAGGAAATATATCTGTTGCTGGTAATGTTGATGGCGGCAATTTAAGAACAGTTGGAGTAGTAAGTGTTGCAGGTAACATAATTGGCAACAATATTCAGGCAGGTAACAATGTTACCAGTATTAATATAACTGCAACTGGTGCAGTAAGTGCAACTGGGAATGTAGCAGGATCAAATCTAGTAGCAAATGGTACAATAACAGCCACTGGTGATGTCACCGGCGGCAACATTGTCACCAGCGGATTGGTAACCGCTGTTGGTAACATCAAAACTTCAGGATTTTTTGTTGGCGACGGCGGCTACCTATCAAATGTAACAGCGGCCAGTAACGTTAGTGCAACGTCAATTTCAGTTGGAACGTCATCAATGGTTGTGCAGAATGTTGGCGGCCTTGGTGCAAATATTTTTGCAACAGTGCAAGGAATTCCAAATGTACAAGTAATTGCAACAACTGGTGTTTTTATCACTGGTGTAAATTCAGTATCAGGCAATATTACAACACCTGCAAACATTTCTGGAAATTATGTTCTAGGCAATGGCGCATTTCTCACTGGACTACCAGCCTCTTATAGTGATGCCAATGTAACTTCATTACTAGGAGCATTTGGTAGCAACACAATTTCAACATCTGGCAATATCACTAGTGGTAATATTTTAGGTGGCGCAAATGTTAATGCCACAACACACACAGGCGCTACAGTAAGTGTCACTGGCAATGTTGATGCTGGTAATTTACGTACTTCTGGACTGTTGAGTGCCGCTGGCACAATTACTGGAACTACAATTACTGGTTCAACTCTAAGTTCAACGGGCAATGTTAACACAGTAGGTATTGTTGGCAGCGGTAACATTTCAACAACTGGCAACATCACTGGCGGAAATTTATCTGTTACCAATATTGCTGGTACATTGACCACAGCAAGCCAAACAAATATTACCAGCGTTGGAACACTGACTGCATTAACTGTTACTGGTAACATTGGCGGCGGCAACATAAATGCCACAAACCTCACAGGTACCACAATAAGTGTAACAGGTCAGGTAACAGGTAGTCAATTTAATGGGTCAGGTGCTGGATTAACATCAATTCCAGGGGCCAACGTAACAGGTACTGTGTCTTCGGCTACAGCAGCCACTTCGGCTACCACAGCAGGCACAGTAACAACAGCGGCTCAGGGCAATATTACTAGTGTGGGTACATTGACTTCGTTAGCGGTGACTGGAGCAATTACGGGTGGAAGTTTATCAGTGTCGACTGGTAATATCAGTGGTGGAAATATCAACAATAACAATGCCAACGGAGTTGGTAATATTGGTACAGCATCAAGTTATTTCAACACTGTTTTTGCCAAGGCAACCAGTGCTGAATACGCTGACTTGGCAGAAAGCTACACAGCCGATACTGACTATGCTCCAGGGACGGTGTTGAGTTTTGGTGGCACAGCAGAAGTCACTCAAAGTAATTGGGATTCAGATCGCAGAATTGCCGGAGTGATTAGTACAAACCCAAGTTATGTAATGAATGCCACACTAAAGGGTGAGCACGTGGCAGTTGTTGCTTTGCAAGGTCGTGTACCTACTCTGGTAAACGGGCCTATACGCAAAGGTGACCTAATGGTGAGTGCAGGAAATGGTCGTGCCAGAGCAGAGGCAGACCCCAAAATTGGTGCTGTGATTGGGAAAGCACTAGAAGACTTTGCCGGCGAATCCGGCACAATAGAGGTTGTTGTAGGCCGCATCTAACGCAAAATGCAGCAAGTCTTGGTTCTGGTAAATACACTATTGAACCTGGATCAAGAATGACACAACAGATTATCGATACTGGCTTAGTTGCCAATGATGGCACCGGTGAAAGCCTGCGTAATGCCTTCACTGCTGTAAACAACAACTTTGCAAATGTATGGGCAGC